GGTTCTTGACCCGCTCGAAGACTCTGTTTACGGTAGCCGCACTTGGAATAAGCCTGAAGAACGGCTCCTTGGACGACGTAACAGAAACGGCGTCCATCAACGCGGGCATCACAAAAGCCGCGGAGGTGGCCGAATACACGTCGTATGCGCCAGTCGAAGATCCTACGTCGACGTTGACAGGATAGGTCCCCTCGAGGTGGTATATCATCTCGACTTCGATATCCGTGTTGGCGGGCATTCCGCACATGCGAAATGCGCAGTTGGACCACCCGCCAAGGGAATCTAGGTCAGAAGTATAACCCGCGGGAGCAGCGTTAATGGTTCCCACTGTGGCGTTGTAATCGCCAAGGGTGACCCCGTCTGCGGACGGAGCGGAGTCGGAAGTGTTCTTAAACCAGTGGGCGTGCGGGGAAGTCACCCTCCCCACGTGCACGATGGAACCGCTCGAGATCAACTCGGCCATACTGACCTGTGCGCCCGAAGGCATGGCCAGGATTCCGCCGTCGACCTGCTGATTGGTATCCCAGGGCACTGCCAGCTGGTTTAGAACTACGCGGTCCATAATGGCCGCAGAGGACTCAAGGAGTCCGCCTCCGTTAACCTCATACACTCCGTTCAAATGGCCGTTGGTGTCCAACGTGCCAGAGCCGGGGATGGCCGCCATAATGATTTTCCCTCCAGTCGTGGCGTAATTGTCTAGGCACTTGACTCTCACGCCCCATCCTACTACCCGCACCTGGGCCAGCTGACGCCTAAGGGCGGTCTTGCTGGCGGCGGGGGCGTACCTCATAGTGGCCGCCTGTACGGTGGCGTTGTTCACGACTCCGTAGGGGACTATGATCGAGCCGGCGTTGGTGGTGATGCCGGTCGAGTTGTACACACACCCGATCAGGGGATTGTTGGTGGCGACGAAGGAAAAATCTGTAGAGGCAGCAGCACCGGTGGAGAACCTAAAGCTGCTGTGGAGCTTCCTGACTTCTGTCGGAAAAGAATACTCGTCAGGGACACGAGCACCAGCAGCATCGTCGTGGAAAGGATCCGTTCGAGCCAGGACGTACGCTCTAACCGCTGGGTCAGCAGTCGGGCGAGGTCTCTGAGGCTGGGCTTTGGGCTTAACAGTTTTCTTAACAGCAACGGTTTTCTTGGTCATACTAACCCTTCTTATTTTATTTCTAACTAACACGTCGAGGCGCTGGGTATTGTCCCCCCCCAGTTAATCTCAACGACGTGACCCAAGGCTGCCGGCTAGGGATTCGAGCCGGGCGGCTGGTGAGACCGGCCTCTCTACGGAGGGGGGAGCCTCAGAAGGCCCCCCCCGCGTCGACCCGAACGCCATATTCCTCATACAGGTCGTGGAGATCCGCCTGCGGTGCGATGTCCCTGAGGGCCATGCGCCTGAAGAGAGGGTGGGTCAATAGGTAGGGTGGGGGTGAAGTCAGGGCGTCGAGGCCCCTCTCCACCTCTTCCACCTCCGCTCGTGTGGTGTCGTAGCGGTCGCAAAACCACTGCATCGTCTCGTCGTTGGCGACGGCACACAGGCCCCGGCCCCAATATTGTGTGGGGCTGTCACCGACCAGGCCCAAGCCTGGGCGGGTGAGCGTGACGGTATTCCTTATGACCGCGTCCAGAAGTCTCCGGATGACGGGCATGTGGGAAAAATGGTCACACAGGCAGTGCGCCAAAGCCCGCGCGTGGCAGGCCGCGGCTCGCGGGCCCAAAGGCACCAGTGGAAACCCCGTCTTAGCCAGGATCTTGCCTGGTGCGGGGGAGGCAACGTTGTGAAGCAGGGGGTTCATGGTCTCAGCCGGGCAAACAACCGAGCTGTAGAAAGCCATACCCTCGCCCACCTCCAACTTGTGGCCCATCTCTTCGTAGATCTGAGCCAATGCCTCTGCCAACTTGGCGGCCGTGTAGGGCTCACCGGCGATAACGGCGTCGTCCCCGCCCACCACGATGAGACCGGCCTGGCGATCGCACCCGGACCTCGCCCACGCCAAATCAGCGACGATCGTCGCGATGAGGGTGTTGGCGAAAGTGGTCCAGGTGTCACCTGACCTAAGTCCCTGGTAGGCGCTGGAAGCGGCCAGCTTGACCATCTCCCCGTCCGAGTCTACGCATTTGAAAACGTAGACGGGACAGGCCTCATTGAGGGCGATAGCCTTAATGGCTGCATCCGGGCACTTGGCCGCACGCATGACGGAGATTAAAAGTGGCGTCACCCACTCGACACGCTGCCTGGCATCACAGTTGCTGAGGTCCGCGTCGTAGGTCTTCCAGCCAGGCCTCAGCACGTCCTGGAGTTCCAGGGAAAGCTGGGCGGCGTCCAGGCCCACCAAAGCCCGTATTCCCCGGCAATTTTCATTGACCCAGGAGTAAGAAGCTTCAGCGCATGCTAAGACGCTAATGGCGGTGGCGCACTGGAAGGGTTCAGTAGCGCTGACCACGATCCGGGACTTTTGGGAAGGCTTGGTAGGGACAAAGAGCTCCATCTTAGTGAAAGCTCCCGCCCTCTCCCTATCGCCAGTGAGGTCCTGCATCGACATGGCGTCCAAGTCGCCAGCCAGCAGAGCCTTCGCACGGCTAAGGGTTTTGCCCTTCAACCAATCCTTCAAATCGTCCCAAGAATCCGCAGACCCCGGCTTCACCAAAGCCAGGTAGGCCCTTAGGGCCTTATACACGGGGGAGACGGAGATCTTCTCCTCCCATACCTTCCTCCCCAGCTGCGACATCAGAATGACGTCACATTGACCCTGCACCAAAACGTGGTGGGGTGGCTCCAAGAATAGCCTGTTCTTGATAGCGTTTAAGGCTGTGGAGGCCGACTTGTCGAAAGCCAAGGGCGGCAAGTCCTTGACTGCCCAGGCGGCGCTGTCGGTAAACGGCCTGGGCTCCAGCTTACTAGGCTGGAAGGGGCAATGGAGGAGGTACTCATTGGTGTGCCTCACCCGGGCGAGGCCCATGTTTTGGATCTCGACCCACTCCAACATCTGACGCAAGTCAGGAGGAGCCGCGCTAACCATGTAGCTAAGGGCGGGCGCGCTCAATGCCACTCGCTTCCTGGCAGCCTGCTGCGACAGGCGAGCCAGGAGGTGCGACAGAGCGTAAGCACCAGTTCCCACCGCGACGCCGACCACACCCCCAACCGAAAGCCCGAGGGCGAGCTTTGCTGGGGCCGCCATAACGGCGGCGCCCGCAAAAGTCAAGCCCCCGGACGTGGCGGCCAGAGGCGTCCGGCGTTTCCGTGCCCAAGATCGCAGCGCCAGTCCCAGGGGGACCGACGACGTCGGATTTTCCGTCACGTAATCGTGCGCTAGCACGAGCTCCGAGTGCTGGCTTGCGCCAGACAAAGCCTCAATGCGGCTACGGAGCGACAGCAGCCAGGCCGAGACTGCGACACTCTCGACCTGGGCCATCAGGCGGCGATCCTCAGTCTGCTTAAGCAGCTGGGTGGCCTTCCTTCTGGCGGCTGTGAGCTTATCCTTAGCGCCCCCCTTCTCGATGGCGGATATGTAACGAGACACATCCGCGACGATGTCCTTGGGCGTGAGCTCCAACTTCCCGTTGGCCTCGAGCAAAAGGCGCCTCTTGTAAGTGAACGCCCTGTACTCGAAGCGGGTGAGGAGCCCCTCTGCGGGCAGGTCCACGGGGGAGTACTTGGGGACCGTGGCGAGCAAACCATCTACCAACCGGAAACGGTAGATGGTGTGCCACTTGGTCGACCCAACCTCCTCCCAGGCCAGCCGCCCGCACCTTCCCTCGAACCTATCCCACAGCGGCAACGGGTGGTCGTAAGGGGCAGCATTGCCCTCAACCACCATGCGCACGCGCAGCCTATCCGGTCTGTCTAAAGATCCTAAGACCTCGTAGTCCGCGGTGGCGATAGTGCCACTGTGGTCCAGGAACTTGTGGCCCATGACGTACATCTGCCTCTTCGAACACAGCGTTAAGTGCCTCACCATGTCGTCGTG